CTTGTCAGCGAGGAAGATTGCAGTCTCCGACATGTCGAAGGTGTGAGCAATCGTCTTGGGCTTTGCAGCCACGTGCTGGAAGGTAGGCCTCTGGGTGTCAGGCAGGGTCGCGTTCTCAGCAACACCGCCACCGGCTACCTCTGAAGGCTTAGCCGTGATGACTCTCCATCCGGACCTGTCCCAAGGCTTCTTTGGTAGGATGCTGAAAGCGTTGAACTCTTGGTTCAGTTGCGACCAGACTTTCCTGCCGTAGATTGCTTGGTAGGTACCACCAGTGGTCGACAGCATTGGGCTGTCGGCCTTGAGCAACTCGCTACCGGAGTAGGAGTATCCCATTGCGTTTCCAGCGCCGTAGTAGTAGCGCTCCATGTCAGTTATTGTTCGTACGTAATCTCTTGCCATATTCAGTTACCCCCCTCAAATACTCTGCCAGCGAGTTGGTGAACCTCGTCCCAACTCATCTTGGCCATGTCTTCTGTCGAAGGAACGTCTACTGATGGTGCTTCTGACTTGGCGATGGTCTCGCCAGCCTCAGCAGGTGCGGCTATACTGTCAATCCTCTCGCTGAGAGCAGCAAGGGACTTCTCGATGTTAGCCAGAGGGCTTCGTGCGTCGAAAGCAGCAGCCTCAGCCTTTGCAATCTCTGCTTCCCTCTCCGCTGCGTAGCGTGAGGAGAAGTCGTGCTCTAGGCTTCCCCTGAACTCTTCCTCAAGGGCAGCGGCCTTGTAGACCTCGTATGCTGCCTCGATGTCAGCCTCGCTGACGTCAGAGGGAGCGAGGTACTCGCTCTTGGTGACCTTAGCGGGGTTAGCAGATGGCTTTCCACCCTCCTGCTCCCTGTTCTTGGTCTGCCCGTGCCTCTGAGTGGCGTAGGCCTCCAACTCTTTGGGGGTGGACCCCAAGTTGGCCTTCTCAAAGTGGTCGCGTGCTGCACCTGTGTCGACACCTGCGCTCTTTAGGGTGTCTTCCATCCAGTTCAGGTACTCAGCAGTGATGACATCGGAGTACTCGGACTTCTCGACATCTTCATCGGACTTGCCTGTCTTGTCCTTGTCCATATCTTTTTTGTCCTCTTTCTTGTCATCCTTTCCTTCCATCTTCATGTCGTAGTTTCCTTTCTCAAGGTCGTCTTCGACTGGAGCAGCGGCTTTCTCCATAGTTTCTAGCCTGCTCTCAAGTCGCTCTAGGACCGACCCCATCTGGTTCATTACATCTTCTTCTGTCATTTTTTTCACCTTTTCTTTATCTTCTTTTAATATCCTGAATGTTGCTTCCGGGTTTATTCCTTTTTCACAGATTGTGATTTCATGTAGTTCTAGTTTGCTGATTTCTTGGTAGTCGCCGCGCTTGGGGTCAGATTTTCTTACTCGTTTGAATGCCTGTCCACCTATGCTGAATCCTCTCAGATTTCCTTTTCTGATTTCAGCAGCGACTTCCTTTGCTTTCTCGATGTCGTCACGCAGTTGTACTACAACAAACATCCCGACATCATCAACTTCGCTTTTCCACAACCTCCCTTCACTATCTGTATAACTAGGAACCACTTCACCCACTTGTATATTTGAATGCGCTAATTGCACGTTTCTGTACTTTGGGTCCTCCATAAATTTTCTGAAACCGTCTTTCAGTGCGTTGCCTGTAATTAAGTCTCCTTGTTTGTCAACCAATTCTACGCTTGCATATCCTGCCACGATGAGGTCGTTCCCTGCCTTGAGGAGGGTGATGGTTTCATCGTCAGGTCTGTGTAGTAGTCTCGATTGCACACTATCATCTCACTCATTGTCATACTATATGATGTCAGCGGATTCCCTCTTGCTCTTCTTTTTGCCTCTTTTAGGGTAGTCCTCAGGGCTCTCCGGGTCCTCAGTTGGCCGTTTTTTCATATCATAGTCTGGTAGGGACTGCTCAGAATTCAGACTCGTCGGTCCTGTCGGCGTCTCTGAGCCGTCGGCCCCGAAATCGAAGCCGAAACCACGCCCATGCATGTTACTGTGCCCCTTCTCCAAGCGGTCCAGTATGGCCTCTATCAGCAGGAGGCCCTTGACTAATGTGGGCTTCATTATCTTCTCCTCGTCCTTGGCCTCTATCACACCAGCGCTTTGGTCCTCTATCTCCTTGGGGCTTCTGCGCTTTATCTTGCTAGGCTCCTCCATCTTCTTTTCCTTGAGCATCTCATCAAACGCAGGTTGCCAGTAGGACTCTAGGCTCTTGGCTAGTTTGATGCTATAGTCAGAACCAGAGAGACTGCCCATGGCGCTGAAGGGATTCACAGGACTATCATCAACTATGTCGTACTTGACCATGTCATCCGAGAAGTGCAGGATGAACTTGTCATCATCCATCTCCATTGCGAATGGTATGTGGAAGTCGTCATCGGACTTGGTCATCAGAGCCCACTTGGGGTGCTTCTCCTCGCCACGCATGTATGTGGAGACTGCATCCCTGAAGAGCAACTTGCTACCCTCGTTGTCTTCCAACAGGGTCTTGGCTGCTGCCTCTAATCCCGTGTCGTCCGTGACTTTGAGCGTCTGGGGGCTGGGGATTATCACATCCTCATGGCTGTCGAACTGACCTCTGAGTAGTTTCACCCTTTCTCTGGTAGGTAGGTCAGTGACATCGCTGTCATCGTAGATTAGTATGTCGTTGACGAAAACGCCTTCGTTGTTCATCACAGCGTCGACAACGTAGTCCTTCTTAGTCAAGGCACGGAGGGAGGCTCTGACGCTATCTAAAGTAGAGACCTTGTTGTTGTCCTCATCGGTTATATCGACTCG